CCAGATGAGGCCACCGATGAGTACGATGCGGGCGCGTTCCTGCCACAAACGTCGCTTGTACATGCGCATGCGGTATGAATCCTGTGCCATTAGAACGGTGCCTTTTCGTCTGCCGGTGGCGTTGCCCAGTCGGTGTTGACATCGGGTGCGGGGATGGTTGCTTCGCGCAGGATCTTGACGGTCGGGTTGTTGACGTTGTGGTCGACGTTGCGACGGGTTTCACCGTTGAGCTCGTACTCGTTGATTTTGGTGGAGATTTCTCCAACGACTTCGACGAAGGTGTCGTAGTTGGGTGCGGTGTTCGACCAGACTTTCCATTTGCGGTCGAAGGTGCGGCCGTCGTTCAGTTTGATTGTTTCGAGAAGGATGAAGCCTTTGTCGCCGAGTGGCTTGTCGACTAGTCCTTCGACTTTGATGAATGCCATGCTGGTAGTGCCTTTCTACTGGTTTGATTCGGTGATGAGTTGAAGTGTGTCGCGGAGTCCGTCGATGCGGCCGCGAAGTTTTGCTGATTCGATTTCGTCGGTTGTGTCGTGCATTATTTTGCGGATTTCATCCATGTGCTTTTCAATTTTGTCGTTCAGCAACTGTGCCAGGCCTTTCCAGCCATTGTGGTGACCGTCGGAGTGAACCGCGTAGTAAGTCATCATGTCGCTTTGAGCAAGTTTGGCACGTAGTGCCGCCCATTCCTCGTGGATGTTTCCCATTGTTCCTAGCCTTTCAGTTTTCGCCGTAGCGTTTGCCGTAGTTGACGATTTGGTTGACGTTGTGATCGTTGAGGTTGATGGTAACCCGAAGGTATTCCGCCAAATGTCCGAAGTTCATGATTTTGCCTCGGACGTATTCGCGGATGAGGTGTTCCCGGTCGATGTCGTTGATGAGGTTGACTTTTTGGAGCTCGAGCATCAGGTGTTTGTATGCGCCGATTACTTTGGGTGGCCGTTCGGTGGTTGTGGTCATGCTGGTTCCTTTCTCCATATGCTCACTTGATAAGCGTAGCAGGTATTGCATTGGATATCGATGTGTGTTGTGTGTTCCTCGCATTGTGGCGTGTCGGCGGCGACAGCCTGGCCGACCGGCGCAACTTCATTCTGATCCATGTTGCCTAAGGCGGTCGCGCCCTGCGCGAAGCGCGGCGCGCCGCCGGCTTTAGTTGTTATCTGTTCTTTATGTACTTGGGTGTCGTGGGTGACACCCCCTTGCGTCTTGTATGACACGTCTGACGTGTCACCGGTGACACTATGGGGTGTCTTGTATGACACGTCTGGGGGTGTCGTGGGTGACACCCATGTGGATAAGATTCGGTACCGATTTGTGCCCTTGTAGGCACCTCGTTTGACCACTTCAATCTGCCCTGATTCCTCAAGATCGCGAAGGATTCTTTGCACTTGTCGACGTTTGAGCCCGACGTATTTGCCGATGGTTTCGACTGCTGGCCATGCTGTGCCGGACTTCGTTTCGTTGGTGTGGTCGGCAATGACGATGAGCACCAGTTTGTGTGCCGGTGATTGTTGCTCGGATCTGATGACCTGCTTGACAAGTTTGAAACTCATCACTCACCTCGGATTAGAGCGAGGATAGCGCGGTGGACGTTGCAGGAATCACAGTCGTCCTCAATCGTGTGCGGGTTGTCAATGAATCCCTCAACCGCGGCGATAATGCGTTCGCGTTCTTCTTCGGCCGCGCGACATGCGACGCAGATTGTGGCAGGGATGTTGTGCGGTTCGCACGCTTTGCCTAACGACATGATGCTCCTAAAGGGAATCCCCCCGACGGGGCTAGGAGACCGTCGGGGGGAAATCTAAGGGGTGGTTCCTAGCCGTCACTCACTATAGTCCACAATTTGCGAAATGCTGACTGTTGCCATAAGAAACTCAGTCGACTGGTGTTTGATGCACGCCAACGTGTACACCTGCTCATCGCCCTGGGCGAATGCCCCAGCACGTTGGAGACCGTCGAGAATGGACTTTGCCAGATTGTCTACATCCTGTTTCCCTGCACGATCCGTGTAGCAGTTGATGACGACGCGCAGTTTTCCTTCGAGTGACAGCATGCCGTAACGGTCGTTCCATGCGGCCGCGACGGACTTCTCGTAGTCGACGGTTGTTTTAGGTGTGTAGACGCCGCCGGTGCGGGTCATGCGTGGCCGTCCTTTGGGTACTGGTCGACCCATGACGGTGAGGGTGATGAGTTTATCCACCGAGCGCCTTTTTGCGTGCCGTGAAGTCGGCAATCAGTTTCGTGGAATCACCGCTGTCGACGGCCTTTGACCATAGCGCAGACAATTCCTCAACGGTTGCGGCCGCTTGCACGTCGTTTGTTGTGATTTGCGCGACTTCTGCACCGCGTTGCGCCTTCTGCATTTCCTGACGTGATGCCCGGTGCTTTGATGTGGTGAAGTTAGCGGTAGCCAATGCGCGCCCGATTGCGCTCGTCTCCGCGTTCTCGTACGCCGAGGTCTGGTTTGCACCGGCACCGCCGTCAATCTCAAACGCAAGGCCGGTTCCTCGAGGTCGCAGCTCGTCGAACACGAAATACACCTCGGCATAGACGCGCCATTGTTTGCGGTCACGATCCGCATCGGTGGTGAGGTCTTTGGTGACGATTGCGCCGTTGGGGTACTTTGCCCAGAATGCTTCGATGCGTTCTTGAACGGTTGCGTAATCTGCCAGGTTGAAGCGTGCCATTAGTTGCCCCCTACGAGCGTCTGGATCTCCTTGTAGTTGGAGAAGTCGGTGATGAATCGGTTCGCAACCTCGATGAGGTCCGCAATCATGTTTTCGTCGCGTTCCATGACGACATGCTTGGGTTCGAGCCATGCCGGTACGAAATCGCCATTGTCGGCTTCGGCGCGGAGTAGCCATGCGAATACGCATCGGGTTGCGCCGGTGACGTGCAGTTGCCATTGAACCTGTCGACGGTACTGAATGGGGATGGTTGACCCTTCCCAGTCCTTCCCGGTCGTTTTGACCTCGGCAATTGTCGACCAGTCCTCGTTCAGGCCGTCAGGTGTGGCGAGGTGGTGTTCGTGCTTGCCGACACCACAGATGAGCCAGTCGTTGGCTTTGATGCCGTATTCGCCCGGCAACGCTTCGACAATCCAGTTTTCCCAGTCGCGCCCAAACTTCATGTAGGCGTTGTCCTCGACAACGTTGTCCTCGGGGAACAGGGCACGGTTCAATTCCGCGTCGTACCCTGCGGCACCGGACGCGGCCTTAGCGACCGTTGTGGCACTTACCCCGTACTGTCGGGCTTTGTACCATTCGTCAGTTCCTGACCTCGCGATCATTCGCTTCAAGTTCATTGGCAATCCTTTCCCCAATTTTCATCATTCTTTGGGTCAAGACTGCCACAGACAACCGACGTAATATGCGTTCCATGTCGTAGTCGTCGCCTTTGAGACGGCCGCGCATTTCGTCGTAATGGTTGCGTTTGGCGCGCCATTCTGCTAGGCGCATTTCTTTGCGGATTTCTTTGAGTTCGTTGGCCACGATGCTGGGGTGTGGCCAGCGTTCGTTGACGGTCACAGTTCCGCGTAGATGACGAGCGACAGGGCGGCGATGCCGAGAGGCACCGACCAGAGCGAACCAGTAAACAGCAGGACGATGCCGACAATGGCGAGTGTGCGTCCGAGACGTGCGGCTTGAAGTTTAGGCATTTTGTTACCTCCTAGTAGGTACGCAAACTGTAGCACAAAAAACAGGGGCGGTCGCCCCCATATGAACGACCGCCCCACCCGAGAGGGAGAAAGGATAAGAACCTACTCGGGGATAACCTCTGGCTCGGCGATAACCTCGGCGGTTTCGCGTTCCGCTTTACGCTCTGCCAATTCTTTGCGCAACAGTTTCGCAGGATCTATGCACTTGCCCGACTTGTCTTTGATGGCGAAATGAAGGTGCGCGCCAGTACTAGTCGTACCGCTGTTTCCTGCTAGCCCAATAACATCACCAGCCAGCACACGCTGACCCAACTTCACCTTCAACTTCGACAAATGCAGATAGTGCGAGTGTCGACCGTCAGGGTGCTTGATTTCGATGCTGATGCCCCGCACGTCGTTAGCAGCGTTGTCAGCCATAACCACCCGACCATTCGCTGTGGCAAACACTTTGTCACCAACGGCCGTGGCGTAATCCAGTCCGGGAAGAACCGAACCTCGAGCGACATGTGCTTTGAAATCGTCGCGTGTGACCTTCGTCTTGCACGGTCGGTAGTAATCAACGTCTGGCATTAGACACCTGCTTTCGTAATCAACAGCGACGCAATCACGGACACGATTCCCGCGATGCCCGCGAAACCCCACACCTTCATCTCAAGGTTGCGGATGCGCTGCTCGTGATCGTCAAGTTGCTTCGGGTGGTCACCGAGCCTGACTTCAAGCTCGACCAGTTTTTCGTAAATCTTGTCCAGCGTGACAACGACACCGTCACTTGTCATCTTTGCCCTGCTTCGCCCGAGC